CGTCAGGATCCATGCGCACGCCCTGCACCATGCCGCGGAGATTGTCGTTCCGGCGCACGATGCGATGGGACGGCACCAGCCTCACCTTGGTGCCATAGCGCCCACCCGGACGTTCCCGCCATGGCAGTTCCGCCCAGATCTCGCCGGTGGCGAACCACGAGCGGAAGGCTGCGGCCTGCAGGAGGCCGAACGACCGCCTCCCCTCGATGTCGCATTCGTAGGGCTTTTCCGCCCACAGGCTCCAGCGCTGCTCCACCGTCTGCGCCCAGATTTCCGCCTCGGCATTACTCATGCCGAACAGGTCGTTCTCCGGCATGGCCTTGAGACGAAGCCCGGTGCCGACCGTATTGGCGACCGCCTGATCCAGGGCGCCTGCCATCCAGCCGGAGTTCTGGATCAGGTCGATGGCGCGCGCCGCAGCCAGATCCCAGGATGAGCCGACGTCATCGGAGGCTTCCCGCAAGGCAGGTCGCCAGCCGCCGAAGACCACGCCGCGGTTGCCGCGCATGAAGTCGGCACGGACGAATGGTGGCGCGACGGACCTCAAGCGGGACGGCGTCAGCCAATCCCGCACACGATCCATCATGCCCATCACGTCACCTGTTCAGTCGATGAGACAGCCCTGCGAAGCGAGCGCGCAGATCCGGCATCGCCGCTGCCGCGAGAGCGGGAACCCCTGTCGCCGATGATGTTTCTGGCACAGGGATGTCCTCGCCATCGGTCGGGGCTGTCGAATCGACCGTCCGGCCTTCCCGCATCAAGCCATCCGGAATGCGCTGGACGTTGAGCGAGTAACCAATTGCCATGGCAAGCGCCTCGCAGTCGAGATAGTGGTTGGCGCGTGATTTCTGGACCCACTGCGGCTTGCCCGTGGCGCCGTCAACGACGCGGACCTCTGAGACGAGCTGCTTGGCGTAATCCTCGTCGATGTCATCCGGGACAATGAAGGAGCCGGGCTGGTCGAGCGGCGTGCGGATCCGCGACACCAGAAGCGACTTGAAGAAGTCGGTCGAGAGCCAGACGAGGTCGATCGAATAGGAGGCCTTCTTGCCCTTCGCCGTGACCTCGATCTTGGACACCCGGTAAGGCGGCGACATGGTGGCCCTGCCCTTGGTGGGAGAGACAAGCCACGGATATCGCCTGGTGAATTCATAGACCTTGTGTTCGTCGCCGGCGTCGGGCTTGTTCGGCCGAAACCCTGAGTCAACGAACACCCGCTCAATCTGCAGCCCCGCGATGGGCGAGAGCATCAGGTCGGCGAGCGCATTCCACACTTCGTCATCGTCGGTGGGGCCGAAGAGCTGCCCCCGGTCGATGAGCCAGGACCTGCCCCGCGCCCCGAAGCCGCGGATCGTGTAGTAAAGCGACAGCTTCTGCACATCGACGCCCATGCCGATACGCAGCACACCGTCGGGCACTTCCTTCAACCGGTAAGGCTGCCGCCGCTGGAGGATCTCCTGCCAGTCCAGCGCATCCCGGCCCGCTGCAGGGGTGAAGCACTCGCCGAACCCGGCGTTCAGCGCCGTCTGCACCTGGTCCGGATCGCCCGAGGCAAGTGCGCGCACATAACGCTCGATCCGTGTGCCCCAGGAAACGAAGGGACTGGCCAGGCCGCTGGCCCAGAAGCTGATCACGGCATTCTCGGGCGGCTCGCCCCGGACTTCTCCCTCTTCCACCCATTGTCCGGGGGCGACATAGAGGCCCCGGGCGTTCATTTCCTGCTTGTCGGCGTCATGGTGCAGGCCGCCACAATGGGGACATTCGAGCTGCGCCAACTTGCTGGCTTCCGCAGGCGACGCATTCTCGGGCCAGCGCATTTGCTCGAAGCGCGGCACGAAGTACTTGTCGCAGTGCAGGCAAGGCCAGCAAAAGTGGTGCCGGGTGCCAGACTGCCAGAGCTTCCAGATGGCGCTTTCCACCGCCTCCGGGTCAGCGACTTTCCAGAACCGCAGGCCGCTCTTCTCGTCGAGTTCACTTTCGATCAAACCGCGCGAGGGCGTGGACGTGATGGCGGTAACGAAGTCGGCATAGGTCTCGCCGCGTGCCTCCACCAGCCCCAGCGGATCGCCCTGCCCCTTCACATTCGCCAGCATCTCGTCGTACTCGTCGACCAGCGCGAGTGCTGCAGGGCTCGACTTGAGCGCCGCCGAGGATCCCGCATGTGCAAGCCGTACCGGGACGCCGGCCACGATCTTCAGCGTCTTTTTCATACGCCGCCCGCGCACCACCTTGGCCGAAAGCGTCTCGGCTTCGTCGAGCAGACTCATGAGGCGCGGCTCGAACTGGTCGGTCAGGAAGTCCCTGATCGGTCCGACATACAGGATCGGCGCCGGACGCTGGTCGAGACGCGCTCCCATGATGTCGAGCAGTCCATCCGTATTATGCGTCGGCACCATTCGGTAACCAGCAAGATAGAGATGCGACGGGCTATCGACCCCGATGCAACGCACCGGAACCGACGGAACCGGAACAATGTCGCGGATGTAACGCAACTCGGCAAGATAGGGCCTGCTTCGGGCGTGATGAACGGAACCAAGTTTGGCTGTCTTGCGCGGCAGGTGAAACGGGGATCGTTCCTCGTAGGCGAGAAAGTGAACGCAATAGAATGGCGTCTTGTACTTCGTGGAGAAACGGTTCCGGATCCTCGGCTTGAACCCGAGGCTCACAGCCAGGTCGAAGGCCTGAAGCGCAAGGGCCTCGTACTTCGAACAGAATTCAGCCTGCCCATTCGATACGCCACCGTCCGTGTCCATGAGACCGCGAAGCAAATCCAGTCGCTGCGCGGCGGACGCTCGAAGATAGAGTGCCGGGATGTGCTTGTTCATGAGAACGCCCAGCCGCCGGAGGCGCTGCTTCAGACCGTCCGGGGAACCGCAATCGCCATTGACCAGGGAGATCTTGACGTCCCATGCGCCGCCGATCGTCTTTGCATACCATCGGGGATGGCATTCAACGCCGTGACCCTCGAGCAATGCTCTCATTGCCTCGAAGTCCGCCTGCCCGATGGTGATCCGGGTCGCCCGGCTGTTTCCATCGCCAAGCCATGCACCCAGAATGTATGGATCGACCGGAAGCTCGACTTCCGGAAGCTGCAGGGCTCCGGCGACAGGAATGGCAAATCGTGCGGCACCATTGTGTAGATGAACGCCACGCTCGATCATCTGCGCGGTCGTGAGCGTCTCCTGCCGCCGGCCGCCGTCACGCGCCCAGCGGTCGGTAGTGACCGTCCAGAGATGGTCGGCATCCGCAATGATCTCCTCGCCGTCATCGAAGACGACGCGATAGCAGCTGTGCCCGTGCTGGACCGGGTTGACCGCCGTGACGGTGCACGGGGATCCGCGTTCATCGAACAGCACATCTCCCGGCTGCACCTGCCCCATGGTGGTCCAGCCCTGCGGCGTGGGGAGCGGCGTATCGAGGGCAAGCGACTTGCCCATCTGCGCGCCGCACACCATGACCACCCGCTTGTGCTCCCCGGCATGAACAGCCCGCTCGACGGGCACGACATAAGGCGTGATGGAGGGATCCCTGGGACCCGGCAGGCCGGAGGTCTCCGGATAGATCCTGTTGGTGCGGGCCCATTCGTCGGGAGGCAGCCTCGGAGCGGGCCTCAGAATGGCTTCCGCCAGCCTCCACGACTTGACTCTCTTCTGCGGTTCGCTGGACACGACATGGGAAGACAACTTCAAGGAGATGACTGTCCCGGTTCCGGACGGGCCAGACAGCCAGAGCCGCTGGCCAGTGGCGAGAGAACCCTTGCCATCCGATGGATCCTTTCTTTAGGAAGAGGACAAGGAAAGGATTTCGCGGTATCCTTTCTTTAGCCATTGACTAAGCAAAGGATCCCTTGCTTGAGCGTGACCCAAGGGCAGAACGCCACCCGGCTCGGGCAGCGCGTGGCAATCTCAACGGCCGGCGAACGCGCCGAAGCCTATGTGCCGCAAGCTCTGCCGCCCATTCCGCCGGTCCAGCTGGAACGGCTTTACGGCCGTCTTGAAGCCGCAAACCGGGCCATCGGACGTCTGGACGGCGTTGCGTCCATCCTCCCCGACACGCCTCTGTTCCTCTACATGTATGTGCGGAAGGAAGCCCTGCTCTCCTCCCAGATCGAAGGGACCCAGTCCTCGCTCTCCGAACTTCTGCTGTTCGAAAGCGAAGACGTCCCCGGCGTCCCCCTCGACGATGTCCAGGAAGTCTCCAACTACATCGGAGCCATGAACCACGGCCTCAACCGGATCCGTGAAGGTTTTCCGTTGTCCCTTCGCCTCATCCGCGAGATCCACGAAGCCCTCCTGTCGAAGGGCCGGGGGAGCACGAAACAACCCGGTGAGTTCCGCCGCTCTCAGAACTGGATCGGTGGCACCAGGCCGGGCAATGCCCTCTTCGTTCCCCCGCCCCCGGACCGCGTCATGGACCTGATGGCCGGGCTCGAGGAATTCATCCACGCCGACACGCCTGAGATCCCCTTCCTTGTCAAGGCAGGGCTGGTGCACGTCCAGTTCGAAACCATCCATCCCTTCCTCGATGGCAACGGCCGTCTGGGCCGGCTGCTCATCACCTTCCTGCTGTGCACGCACGGCATTCTGAAGGAGCCTATTCTTTACCTCAGCCTTTACTTCAAGAGCCACCGCCAGCAGTACTACGACCTGCTTCAGCGGGTGCGCGACCACGGAGACTGGGAGACCTGGCTCGAGTTCTTTCTCGACGGCATCACCGAAACCTCTCTCCAGGCGGCCGATGCAGCCCGTGAGATCCTCAGGCTGTTCGAAGCGGACCGTCATCGCATCGAAGAGTTGGGCCGTCCCGCCGCCTCTGCTCTCCGCGTCCACCAGATGCTCCAGCAGAAGCCGCTCATCGGCATCAACGAAGCCACAGTGAAGCTGAAGATGTCTCAGCCAACTGTGGCGAAGTCGATCCAGCATCTCGAGGCGCTAGGGATCGTTCGCGAAACGACAGGACGCCAGCGTGGCCGGCGGTTCGTCTACAATGAATATCTGAATATCCTGAACCGCGGCACGGAACCACTCGGCAAATAATCCCTCCTTAGGCGGCAGCTTCGGCGCCGGCCGGAGGATGGCTGCGGCCAGCCTCCAGGCCTTCAGCCTTTTCTGCGGCGCGCTGGGAAAGGCGCGAGAGGATGCCATCGATCTCTGTTTCCACCTTCTGGCGCTCGGCCACGATGCGGGTCAGCCGGGCTGGAAGGCCCGCAAGCTCGGACCTCACCATGCCGGCGAGCTCCGCCATGTCACTCAGCGCATCCTCGACCGGGATCAGCTCGCGCGATCGCTCCGCGATCCGGAGCTCGATCTCCAGCGCCCGCGCATCTCGTACCCGACTGTCAGCCGCCGACTTGGCCGAGCGCCGCTCATCGTCCTTGAGATAACGCAGGTATCCCTGCACGGCACCCACAAGCTGCACGAACCCTCTCTTCTCAGGCCTCGGGATGAAGCCCTGCTTCACCAACTGCCGGATGCGCTCCTCCGAGATCATCAGCAGCCGCGCTGCCTGACCGATGGGGATCAGGCCTGCGTGTTCAGCCAATTTCTACCTCCACGCAGCCAGATACTCCGTACACGTCGCAGACATTACCCGCAGTCGAAGTCTGTTGACATTCTCTACTTGTGGCTGTCTTGTGTTCGCCGCCGCAAGACAGCGGTTCATACAAGTCAACTTACGAAAGCGAGAACGAGACGTGGCGACAGGTAAGGTGAAGTGGTTCAACGAGGCAAAGGGTTTTGGCTTCATCGGCCCCGATGATGGCAGCAACGATGTCTTCGTACATATCAGTGCGGTCGAGCGCGCCGGCCTCCGTTCTCTCAAGGAGAACCAGGCTGTATCATTCGAAGTTGTCACCGACCGCAAGAGCGGCAAGTTGTCAGCGGATCAGCTCCGTACTCTCTGAGGCATGCGAACATGGCAAAGAAGGCGAAGAAGACGTCGGCAGTCAAGTCCGGCACGGCCAGAAAGAAGGCCAGAAAGGTCATTGCCGTCAAGTCGGTTAGGCCAAAGAAGCCTGCCGCGAAGAAGCCGGCTCGCAAGACCTCCCGCCGCAGCAGCGCAGATGTCGCCAAGCTGCAGAAGACCGTCATAAAGAACCTCAGAGCCGGGAAGTCTGCTGCTGTCCTCGCGGCGGAATTCGGAATATCCAAGCCCTACGTCTACAAGCTCAAGAACAAGAGCTGAACCCGGGATCACCCGGCCCATGCCGGTTACGCGCGTCCCGGAGACGGGGCGCGACTCCGTTTGATGCCGCCCACGACGTTGATGCAATCAGCAATGAAATGATCGTCTATTCCGCTTGTCTTCAGCCGGAATGGAAGCATTCATGACTCCAACAACGGAGGTACACGATGCGCAGGCCAGCACGGGACACCAGAAAGGCAATCGACGCCTTCATCGCGAGGAAGGCGGAGATCGACGCGATGCTCGCGCGGATCGCAAAGCTCAGCGACGACCACTTTGGCGCCGACCCCGACAAGGTGCACTGGGGCGACGTCGGAACCCTCGAGGACTACGCCCGTCATCTCCGGCGCATCACCAACGCCGCCTTCCGGGAGGGCGAACATGCCGAATGACAGATCGACGCCTGAGAAGGTCTTCAGCTGCGGCGCTGGCATCTTCGGCCGCATGATCGAGTGTTACCGGATCGGCGACGAGTTCTTCCTCTAAGGTGTCATCGCGCAAGGCAGTCCAAAGGTCCTTCCCAGCATGGGCATGGCACGGGAGGTCGCAGCTTCCGCCCTGCCCTGAACAGCTGACTGCCAGAGCAGCCGTTCCGCCCCGCCGGTACGCGGGGCCCGGGGTCGTAGGAACCGGAGATCATTCCGGTCCGCAGCCCCGATGGAGCAACACCAATGACCAAACTCTCCGACACCCAGCGCGTCATCCTCAGCGCCGCTTCGCAGCACAGCGACCGCCTCGCCCTGCCGTTGCCCAGGAGCCTGAAGGGCGGTGCCGCGCATAAAGTCGTCAATGCACTGATCGACAAGGGCCTCCTCAAGGAAGTGAAGGCCAACCGCAAGCTCAACGATCCCGTCTGGCGCGATGCCGACGAAGGTCATGGCATCACGCTGATCATCACCGACGCGGGCTTTGCCGCCATCGGTATCGAGGCCGAGCCCCAGAAGAACAAGGCCCCGAAGCCTGAGTCTGAGCCGAGGCCTGCCTCATCGGAGCTCAAGATCCGCGAGGGTACCAAGCAGGCGCTGGTGATCAATATGCTGCGCCGCCCCGAGGGAGCGACCATCGCCGAGATCGCGGAGGCTACATCTTGGGCCAGCCACACGACCAGAGGCTTTCTGGCCGGAGCAATCAAGAAGAAGCTCGGCCTCACCATCGCCTCGGAGAAGGACGACCGCAGGGGTCGGATCTACCGGCTCTGCTGAACACCCAAGTCGCTCCCGAAAAAATGGAGCCGCCGGGAATTGCCGGCGGCTCTCAGGTTCAGGGAGGATGACTTGCCAAATTCTGATAACATCGCCGGCGGCTTGTTTGAAGCAGAACGCACCCCTTGCACGCGTATCGGCCCATGCATTTCTTGCATCCGTCGACGGTTGCCCCCGCGATGACATATGGTGACCAGAAGCCAGACGGAGGACGCACACCCGTGATGCAGGGCCTTGACGGCACGGGCTGAGGTATGGCCCGGCGCGGACTACTCCATCCTCACCTTTACAGGTACTGGCGATTGCCGCGCCGATCAAATATCTGCGGAGATGAGACTTAGCGGTTCAGCGAGAGAGGGAGCGAATCGCACTTTCGAGCATCGCCCGCACCTCCATGGCGACGGTCGCCAGCTCCCGGTTCTCCACCGCCTGCATGGATGCAACGGGGTCAACGGCCGCCACCTCGACCTGTCCTTCCGCCGTTTCGCGGACGATCACGTTGCATGGAAGCATGGCGCCGATGCGGGGCTCCTTCTGGAGAGCCTTGTAGGCCATGCGGGGATTGCAGGCACCGAGGATCGTATAGCGGGGGAACTCGACGTCCAGTTTCCGGCGGAGTGTCTCGCGAACGTCTATGGTGGTCAGCACGCCGAAGCCCTGGGCCTTGAGGGCCTCAGTTACGGCGTCCACCGCCTCGTCGAACGGTCTGGAAAGGGTTGTCGAGAAATAATAGTCCACGCACGGCCTCCTGCCAGGACCACCAATACGCAAGTCCGCGATTGGTTCCGGGAAAGCCCAGGTTCATCTGAAGCGGGACCGCCACTTCGGAAAACAGCTGACCGGCCAGATCACCGCACGCCACGAGAATTGAACAGCCGGCGCAGGGCGTAGCTTCTGACCAGGGAGGCGCATGTGAAGATACCGCCGATCAACAGATTGTCGGAGAGCGTGGCATGGAGGCCAAAGAGCGGAAATGCCATCACTTGCGTCAGGACAGCGACGGCGTAGCCCACCACGATGTTGGCGGCCGCCTCGACGAATGACAGGAAGCGCGACTGCGTGGACCTCCCGCACCTCATCTGCGGTTTGACGGCGGTCAAATTGGGGTTCACTCTGACGGGCGTTCTGCTCTGTGCGGAACGCGACTGCGGAGGGTCCATGTCAATCCAGGCTCAGCTTGAGGCGCTCAAGGAACAGCACAGGCAACTCGAGGCAGATCTCGCCGACGCGCTGCTTCATTCCTCTTCCAGCGATCAGGAGATTGCCGAGCTGAAACACCGGAAGCTCGCGCTCAAGGATGAGATCGCCATATTGGAAGCGAAGCTACGATCAACCTTCGCATAGGGTTGACTGCTCCGAACACTTGGCTCGGCCCGCTTTCAGATCATCGAAGGTCCGGTCCTCGCCGTCCAGCACGGCCTTCTTGCCGCTGTAGTCCTGCCAGCGCTGGACGATGACATCGACGTATTTGGGATCGAGCTCCATGAGTCGGGCCGAGCGGCCCGTGCGTTCGGCGGCGATGAGCGTGGTGCCGGATCCGCCGAACAGGTCGAGGACAATGTCCCGGCTCTTCGAGGAATTGGTGATGGCCCGCTCGATCAGCTCGACGGGCTTCATGGTGGGGTGCAGGTCGTTGACCCGAGGCTTGTCCACGAACCAGACGTCGCCCTGGTCGCGGGCGCCGCACCAGTAGTGCTGGCTGCCGTCCTTCCAGCCATACAGGATCGGCTCGTACTGGCGCTGGTAGTCGGCCCGGCCCAGCGTGAAGGTGTTCTTCGCCCAGATGATGAAGGTCGACCACTTGCCGCCCGCGTCGGTGAAGGCCTTCTGCAGGGTGTGGAGCTCGGAGGAGCTCATGCAGATGTAGCAGGCGCCCTTGGTCACCATGAGCAGGTTGACGCATGTGTCGTAGAGGAACTGGTAGAACCCCTCGCCCAAGGCATCGTTCAGGATGCGCCGGTCCTTGCCGCGCATCTTGTCCTTCGCCGAGTTCCCGTAATCGACGTTGTAGGGTGGATCCGTCACCGCCATGTCCGCCAGCTGGCCGTTCATCAGCCTCTCGACATCCGTCATCACGGTGGAATCGCCGCAGAGGACGCGGTGGTCGCCGACTATCCAAAGGTCGCCCAGCTTGCTGACGGGCTCCTCGGGAACCGGCGGTGCCTCGTCCGGATCTGTCAGGCCCTCGATCTGCTCCGCGCCTAAAAGCTTGTCGAGCTCGTCGGAAACGAATCCCGTCAGGGCGAGGTCGAAGTCTTCGAGCCTCAGATCCCCGAATTCCAGCCGTAGCAGCTCATCGTCCCACTCGGCATTCTCATGCGAGCGATTGTCCATCAGGCGATAGGCCTTGGCCTGGGCGGGGGTAAGGCCCTCGGCAACATGCACCGGAACCGTCTTCAGCCCCAAGGCCTTGGCTGCCTCGAGCCGGGTGTGGCCGACGATCACCACCATCTTCTCGTCCACCACGATGGGCTGGCGGAAACCGAACTCGGCAATCGACGTCTTCACTGCATCGATGGCAGCGGAATTGTTACGAGGGTTGCGGGCATAGGGGACCAGCGTCTCGACGGCCATGTCGGTGACGATCATGATTGAGATCTCGAGCGCATGGGGAGCAAGCCTTCTTCACATCCGGTTCCCCGGTCTCTAGAGTGCCGGGCGCCATAGGCGTGCACAGAGGTGCGCGCAGCAGGAGCAAAGGAGCGGCACATGGCAAAGGTCACGTTGCGGGCTGTCAGCACAGCCCTGGTTCTCGGTCTTCTCACCCAGGCCGCCGAAGCGCACACCGGATCAGGACTTGTCGGCGGTTTCTGGAGCGGCGTTCTTCACCCGATCACCGGATGGGACCATGTCGTGGCCATGGTGGCCGTGGGCCTGTGGGGCGCGTTCCTGGGACGGCCCGCGATCTGGATTCTGCCCGTCGTCTTTCCCTTGGTCATGGCCTTCGGCGGCGCGATGGGCGTGCTCGGGATACCCCTGCCCCAGGTCGAAACCGGGATCGCCCTGTCCGCGGTCGTCCTCGGGCTCATGGTCGCCATGGCCGCACGGCTGCCGATCCTCTGGGCCGGTGTGATCGTCGGGATCTTCGCGATCTTCCACGGTCATGCGCACGGCACCGAACTCCCGGAGGCCGCCAATCTCTTCGCCTATGCCCTCGGCTTCGTCGTCGCCACCGGTTGCCTGCACATCCTCGGCATCCTCTTCGCCATGCTGACCCGCTCGCAACAGGGGCAACTCGCCGTCCGGACCGGTGGCGCGGCCATTGCGGTAACGGGTCTCGCCTTCCTGACCGGGTGGCTCTGACGCCCGTCATGCGGCGTGCCGCCCTCCTGCTGCTGGTCACCCTGTGGCCGGAGACCGCCTGGGCTCACAGTTCCATCCCGGGCATGGAGGGTTTGTACTGGGGCATGCTGCACCCCTTCTCAAGCGGGCCGCAGATCCTGGCGCTCTTCGCGCTGAGCCTCGTGATCCAGCAGCGGCTCCCCAGAAGCGAGGACATGCTCATCGCCTTCCTCGTGGGCTGCATCGCCGGCACCGCCGCAGCGGCAGTCGGTGTTTCCGGGCTCAACCCCGACATGCCGCTGACGCTCTATGCATTCGCCGCAGGCGTTCTGACCGCCAGCGCCTTCAGACTGCCCGCTCCCCTCCTCCTTGTCACGGGTGCAACAGGTGGCGTGCTGAGCGGTTACGTATCGTGGCCAGACCCGGGCTCCGCGTCCGGCATGGTGATCACCGCTCTCGGCGGCATCGTGGGATCCGGCGTGATCCTCATTGTGGTGGCCGGCGGCATCGAGTTCATTAGCCAGAAGGCCGGCTGGGCATGGCTGCCGATCGGCGTCAGGGTCGCAGGCTCGTGGGTGGCGGCGATTTCCGCACTGCTCGGCGCGCTGCTGTTCCGCAACCTGGCCTGAAACGACCGGCGCGCGGCCGAGCCCGCCCTGGAATCAGACTGGCCCAAACCCGCCAACTGCTGGCGGTAATCCATTGAGTTCAGGGCGCTAAGCCCGACCGAATCAAAACAAAACGGAAAAATCGAAAGCAGAAAAACGCTCGAAAACCGGGCGGCGGCGGCAGCGCTACTCAGAACCCCGCAATGGGGCTCCTAGGCCCGCCCCCCTACGCAGCACTACGATAACGCGGAAGCCCGCGCAGGCCCGCTCCACTTAGCATCACTTCGATCAGACGGGCGGACTCCTTCAGCACACGCGGGTGTTGATCGGCCCAGGCAGTGTACGCTTCGTCCCGTAGCATCTCGACCGGGACCGCAGGACCCCACAGCTGCTCGATCGGGAAGCGTGCCTTGCCCTTGCGCTTGAACACGCCGCCACCGTAGCGCTTCACCACGAAGGCCGATCGGAAGCTCTGCGCCCTGCCCCAGATCTTTGCGCGCACGCCGTAGGAGAACTGCTTCGCACCGAAGAAGGACAGCGGCAGATGGCGGCCAGTACCTGAGGTCACCGTGGACATCGTGGAGCGGCTGGCCGACTTGAAGCGGGTCGCTGCATTGACGGCGCCGCGCGGGATCGATGACTGCTGCGCAAGAGACCGGCGCAGCTGCGTGAAGGACTTGCGGCCCTCCTTGTTCAGAGCCATCGAGAAGGCACGGCGGGCCTCGCTTTCGCCGAGACGGGTACACGCAGCTTCGAAGCGGATCCGCACATCATCGGTCTCGAGAAGGCGAACCCGCATGGCTACCCTCCGATATGCAAAACGCCCGGAGAGTTATCTCCGGGCGCATTTGTAAGCTTTCAATATCGGAACTTTTAGCTGTGTCGCACCCGGTCGTCAATAGTTTTTGTCAATTATTTCAATGTGATGAATGGAGCGTTGCGGCGCGTACACCTGCGGACACGAGGGTATTCTTGTCGTGTGGATAACCCTCACCGCAGGTCTCCCGGTGCAGATGACGCGACAGATCGGCAGCACTGGCCTTCGGCCCCGCGACTGCGGATCATGTTCATCACTGCGGGAACTATTGCTGCTTTGCCCGCAGATACAGGTTCTTTGTGGACTGACCAGAAATTGCCCGCTCTTCGGTGACGAAAAGATCGGTCTTGGCCTTCACCAGGTCGGACAACTTCTTGTATCCGTAGACGCGGGAATCGAAGTCTGGCTTCAGCTTGTTCAGATATCGCCCGAAAGTCCCCAGATGAGCCCACCCGTCTTCATCGGACGATTGCTCCAGAGCATCGAGTACAAACCGCTCCGGAAAACTCGAGGTCGAACTCGCGCGAGCAGCCTGCTTTCCCGGCCGTGACACCTTTTCTGCCTTTACGTCCGATACCGCCTTGCGGGCGTCTGAGCCGCGAGGACGCAACACTTCCGTGAAGATGAACTTGTCACATGCGTTCCGGAATGCGTCGGGCGTTTTCTGCTCACCAAAACCCAGAACGCGCACTCCCTCCTCGCGCAGACGCGTCGCGAGACCCGTGAAATCGCTATCGCTCGTGACGAGGCAGAACCCATCAAACTTGCCGGTGTAGAGCAGATCCATTGCGTCGATGATGAGCGTGCTGTCCGTAGCGTTCTTTCCGGTGGTATAGGCAAACTGCTGCACTGGCTTGATAGCGAACTTCTGCAGTGTGCCTTTCCACGACGAGCTCCGTGATGACGTGAAGTCGCCGTAGATCCGCTTCACGATCGCCTCTCCGTGACTGGCGACTTCCGCCAGGATCCCCTCGATGACCGACGCTTGCGCATTGTCGGCGTCGATCAAAACCGCCAGTCTGGCTGTCGACCCTTCGGGATCTGTTTTTCCGATGTTCTTTGGAGTTCTCATCTCTGAATCTAGCCCATTGCTCTTTCAGCAGTTCAACACACCACAGCACCGAGATCAATTCGCTCTCCAGACAGGAATACAGAGAACCGCTCAAGATAAAGCGAGAGACCGGAACCGACCTCAAATCGTTACCGGTCTCGCGCGCAAGTCACAATCGGAACAATCTCACGAGCGCATTCAACGCCACTCTCAGATTTCCGATGTCCTCCTCCGGCCAGTGCATAGCGTCCTCGTCCGTGCAGATCACGCGATAGACGAGCAGGGTCGGTCGACGGCCCGACGACATCCGCTGCTCCCGGTCGCAGGCATCGAGGGTCGAGGTAGCTTCGGCAAAGCGCCGCTTCAGCTTGTCGATCACTTCGAGCACCGGCTCGCTCGGGCTCGCCCCGAAGATCCCCTCGTTGATCAGCAGGCCCGACACCGAGCTGGGACTCGGCATCGGCA